TGTTGTCGGGTACACGGAGACTAAGCCTAGCATCCGCAAAGCTAGCAGCGAATCCTGAAGTACCCGATACTTGATCCCGTGGTGTAGGTCAGGGCGCACAACAGCAGCGCTATCCGTGCCGTCTCCAGTTGGGTCGTACCTGTTCTGCACCACACCTTCCCCCCACTAACCTGAAAGACCCCTATGGCTTCCAATCGACTCCATTCCCCTGAGGGCACTGCCCGCTACGTGAACATTCTGGTTCCTCGCCAACGCAAGGATTCCAAGGGTGTTCTATCCGGTGACCCCAAGTATCAGATCACACTGATCTTCGACGAAGACACAGACCTCGGAGCCATGAAGAAAGCTGCACAGGATGCAGGCATCGAGAAGTTCGGTCCCAAGTTCCCCGAGCTGGTGAAAAAGGGTAAGATGAACTGGCCTTTCGTCGACAACGAAGACAAGGTTGACGACGACGACAACCCAATCCCCGGCTTCGAGAACCCTGGTTGCTCTGTGGGCTTCAAGTCCAAAGACAAACCCGGCATCGTGGACGCTGACGCAGAGCCTATCATGGACAAGTCGGAAATCTACGACGGTATGCGTGCCCGTGTTTCCTGTCGTCCGTTTGCCTACGACAACGAGTCCAAGGGTGTGGCCTTCTACTTGATCAACGTGCAGAAGCTGGGCGACGGGGATCGTCTGTCTGGTGACCCTGCTGCTGAGGACGACTTCAAGCCTGCCAAGGGCAAGAAGGCTGCACCCAAGAAGGCTTCCCGCAACGATGAAGACTTTGACGATTTGCTCTAGAATACGAGCACACCGCGCCTCAGGGTTCTGAGGCATCTCAACTTAACCGGACTGGAGCATTTCACATGAGCAAGCAAAACGATATCGAAGACCTGTTGGGCGACGCACCTGCCGAGGGCAAGAAGGCCCCTGCCGCGAAGAAGGCAGCTACCAAGGTCAAGGCCCCTGCTAAGGGGGCAGCGAAAGTCGAAGACAACGTCCTGGGTGAAGCACCTGCCAAGGCAGCTCCCAGTAAGAAGGCCCCTATCAGCTTCGCTGAAGGCGAGCGTCAAGCTCTGGCTGATGCCGTTACTGCCCACTTCAAGCGTAGCAAGAAGGGCATCAACAGTAAGGATCTCGCAACCAAGTTGGGGACCGAAACCCGCAAGCTCCGTGTCGTGCTGTACGCACTGGCCTCCAAGGGTGTTGTGTCCCTCGAACCCGGCGTAAGCAAGGTCGCTGGTATGACGGTCTCCCCGGCCTAAGCACTGGTCGTCACCTCGTGTGGCCCCGCTGGTATTTGTACCTCGGGGCCACAGTTACTTTCGAGATTACATCGTGACAACAGAGATAGGGCATTTAGACTTTGAGACCTTCTCAGAGATAGACATCCGCAAGGTCGGCACACATCGATACGCACGGCACCCCTCCACGGAGGTACTCATCGCGTGCTACCTACTACCCGGCATGGACGACCCTGCGGTCTGGCTACCTCGGCAAGAAGCCCCACCAGCGCGTCTTGTGTCTTGGGTTAGGCAAGGGGGTAAGGTAGGTGCGCACAACGCAGCTTTTGAGCGTGCTGTGTGGCGCTGGTGCCTTCGCCGCATGCACCCAAGTACACCAGAGATCAAGGATAACCAGTGGGTCTGCACCGCTGCCAAGGCAGCAGCGTCTGGCCTGCCTCGCAGCTTGGAGAAGGCGCTGAAGGCTGCTGGCCTAACGGTTGAGAAAGATCTGGAAGGTGGTAAGCTCATCAAGGTGTTCTGTGGACCCCGCAAGCCCACGAAGGCGGACGCACGCACACGGATATTACCTGAGGACGACCCACGGTTTGAACGATTCATCGAGTACTGCCGGCAAGACGTTCGTGGTGAGGTGGCTCTAGACGAAGCCTTACCAGACCTGATACCTCGTCAGCGTCGCATGTTCTTGCTGGACATGGCTATGAACGATCGCGGGTTGCCGATTGATATCCCGTTGGTGCGCAAGGCGCTGAAGGTGGTCAAGTCGTTGGAAGAAGACATCGGCAGGCGTGTAAGTGCGCTGACCGGCGGTCTGAAGGCTACCCAAGTGGCTAAGATGCTTGAGGTGTTCGCTGAACGTGGGCTTGACATTGCGAACATGCAGAAGAACACCATCGAGGGAGCACTGAAAGATTCCAAGCTGGATGCAGGCACTCGTGCTCTGCTGGAGCTCCGTGTTGAGGCAGGCAAGGCCAGTACCAAGAAGCTCATCAGTATGATGGCCTGCGCTGACCCCGATGACTGGGTGGTGCAAGGAGGATTCCTCTATCACGGTGCGCACACAGGTCGCTACGCTGGCCGACTGGTGCAGCCGCACAACTTCATCCGGGGTATGCTCAAGGACCACCAGCGTGAGTTGGTGTTTGACCTGCTTGAGTACGAAGACGCAGAGCTATTCACGCTGCTGTACGACAAGCCGATTGACGTTATCAGTCAGTGCATGCGTGGGTTCATCCGTGCTCCTGCTGGGTACGAGCTGGCCGTGGTTGACTACACGGCTATCGAAGCACGTATCCTGGCATGGGTAGCAGGCGAAGAAACTATTCTGGCTGCATACCGCAAGGGTCTGGACGTGTACAAGGTCATGGCGGTGACATTGTTCCGGCTGAAGGACGTGTCTGAGGTATCTGACGAGCAGCGTCGCATTGCCAAGAACTTGGTGCTGGGTTGCGGATATCAACTAGGTGGCGTGAAGTTCGTTGACTACTGCGCTAACGCTGGCGTGACCATCACGGAGGAGTTCGCCAAGAGCGCTGTGGGCACGTACCGCAAGGGGGTTCCGGCCATCGTTGCAAGCTGGAAGACAGTGGAGAACCTTGTGTCTATGGCTATCAGGCATCCAGGCACTACGTACGAAGGGCTGAAGTGCAAGTTCTACATGAGTGAGCACTGGCTCTGCGTCCAGCTACCATCTGGTAGGAGCATCCGTTATCCGTATGCGCGTGCCGTGCCTGTAGAACGTTGGGGCAAGCCTGCGTATGAGATCAGCTTCCGCACCGAGATCAAGGGTCAGTTCGTACGTGAGAAGACCTATGGCGGTAAGCTGATCGAGAACATTGTGCAGGGCATTGCCTTCGACGTGATGCAGGAGGGCATGTTGTCTGCTGAGACCAACGGCTATCCAGTCATCGGCACTGTACACGACGAGCTGTTGTCACTGCGCAAGGTTGGCACCAGCAACATCAAGGAGCTGGAATCGTTGGTCTGCAACGTGCCAGCATGGAGCAAGGGTATGCCGTTAGCTGCGAAGGGCTTTGTATGCGTAAGATATCGGAAAGACTAGCCGGTGAAGCCTCGGTAGAGAACCATCTACGCAAGGGCGTGAAGGGGCTGCGGGGGTTGTGCATCAAGCTCAACCCGTTCGGGGTGCGTGGCATCCCAGACCGATTGCTGCTGATACCGGGTGGTATCGTGTTGTTCGTGGAGCTGAAGAGGCCTGTAGGTGGCAAGTTTGAACCGCTTCAGGAACGCTGGCACTTGAAGTTGCGTAGAATGGGGTTTACCGTCGTGGTGTGCTACACCAAGACACAAGTTGATGAACTACTGGAGGAATATCATGTTGAAAGGTAAGGCATACGTGATGATAGATGGTGTGTGGGTACGGGTGTACCCCGCAGACTCGTGGAAGAGCTGGGTAGGCTACGGTGTAGCGTTCCTGCTGGCGTGTGTTGCCGTTGGTGTCTGGCTGTGACGCTGCAACGCAAAGACCTACGGAAGTACCAAGGCAAGGGCGTGGACTTCGTCAAAAAGCATCGTCGTGCTGGCCTGTTCCTCGACATGGGCTTGGGTAAGACTATCATCACGCTCACCGCTGCTGCGGACCTGTTGAGTGCTGGTGTAGTGAACAAGATACTGCTGGTGGCTCCGCTGAGGCCTGCTCAGGGTGTGTGGCGTCAGGAAGCTCGCAAGTGGCAACACACAAAACACCTGACGTTCAAGATGCTCACAGGTAACGAGCGCCAGCGTCTGCTGGCCTTGAACAGCAGCGCACAGATACACGTGATCAACGTGGACAACTTTCGTTGGCTGCTCAACGTGCTGCGGGGGCGTGCCCGCAAGTACGGATGGCCCTATGACATGCTCGTTATCGACGAGTCCAGCATGTTCAAGACGCCCAAGAGCAAGCGATTCTCAGCACTGCGCTACCAAGTCAAACGCTTCGACCGTCGTGTGATTCTGACTGGTACGCCTGCACCCAAGGGGCTGCTGGACTTGTGGTCGCAGATATTCATTCTAGACGAAGGACAGCGCCTAGGTGCTCAGGTGGAGCGCTACCGCAGCAGGTTCTTCACGCCCGGTAAGGAGCGCGAGAACGGTTCACGCACTCAGTTCGGGTACACGCCGGACCGGACCGCTGAGCAGCAGATCACTGAGCTCATCAGCCCACTGGTACTCACTATGCGTGCCGAGGACTGGCTAGACCTGCCACCCACCATCAAACAAGAGATATACGTGGACCTTCCGCCAGCAGCGCGAAAGACGTATAAGCAGCTCGAGAAGGAGATGTTCCTTGAGATGGAGATGGGCAGCACCGAGGCCCTCAGCGCTGCCAGCTTGTCCGCTAAATGCTGGCAACTAGCCAACGGGTTCATCTACCTGGAAGACGGAGCTGGCGTCAAGACATGGCAGGCGATACATGATGCCAAGATGGAAGCGCTGCAAGAGGTGATCGACGGTACTGGAGGGAACGTGCTGGTGGCGTACTGGTTCAAGCCTGATCTGGCACGCCTGAAGAGTATGTTCCCCAAGGCACCAGCTATCGCCGACTGCAAGAACGAACGGGCGCTCGCCAAGCTGCAAGACGAGTGGAACGCTGGCAAACACCCCGTGATGTTCGTCCACCCACAAGGTGCAGGCCACGGACTGAACCTTCAAGGTGGTGGTAACACGATCGTTTTCTACAGCATGCTCTGGGGACGCGAGTTCTACGCTCAAGTGATCGAGCGCATAGGGGCAGCGCGACAGCTCAGTACCGGACGCGACCACGTGATGGTGAAACACATAATCGCACGAGATACCGTGGATGAGGTTATGTTGCAGACGCAACAGATGCGTCACGCGGACGAACGAGCAGTCTTCAAGATGCTCAAGGAATACCGCGAAGTTCAAGAATTGCTGGGCTAGTTTTTATCAACCGATACCACTGGTATCAAGAAGGAGATAGTTGTGGATGTAAAATCTTTGGTAGCCCTGGACCACACCGACGACTGGCGTAAATTCGCTACGCAGATGTTCAAGATCGAGGACGCTGACCCTGGGTACATGTTGTTGCGTCGTGCTGACTTGCCACTGGCACAGAAGCTTCGCTATGTGCTGGCGTGGTGTACGTTCTACAACCCTGGGCTAGCGGCGCGTGCCAGCGACTTCCAGGGTGCCAAGTTCTACGAGTTCCTGCGGCATGTGTACCCGCATGCCAAGCGTGCTTCAGAGCGTCGGCATTTCCGTGGGGAGTCTGGTCTGAAAGCGCTGGCGCAGTGGCAGTCGCTGTACCCGAAGCCCGAAGCCATGATCGAAGCCTGCTTCGCCTCGTCGTATCTGCAGGTGCGCAAGAACATGTTCCACATGGCGCAGATGGGCGACTACTTTTACTGGAAGTTGGCCGACATCCAAGACACGGTGATGGGCAAACCTGTGGACTTCACTGGGTGTGAGAAGTACATGCCGAAGGTGCCGAAGCAGGGTGCAGACATCATCGGCGACATGGAGAACACCTTCGTATTGGGAGAAACGATGGCGCTTATCACCGAGCACATAGGCAGGCTTGACCATCCGTTCGCACCAGCACGCAAACTCAAGCTCCAGGAGTCCGAGACCGTTGCGTGTGTGTTCAAGCAGCACGTAGTAGGTGATTACAAGTTCGGCTTCCGTAGCGCCAAGGCGTACAAACGACTGATGAGTATGCACGCTGAAACCCCAACGGCACAAGTTCTGCTGAACGGGCTGTACGCTGGTGGTATCTGGGACGAGCCAACGCTCGTAGAAGTAGCGAGCCACCTGTGACCACGCTTGTCTACGTACACGGCACGAATGGGAGTGGCAAGAGCACCCTCGCCCGTGCGGTGCTGGCTGCTGCTGGTGGTGCTCTGACGTACTCCCCAAGGATCGTTAGGGGTAAGAAGACCCGGCAAGGGTACACTCCAACGACTGCTGGCGTCGTGCTGCTGGGGAAGTACAGCGGTCGCCAGTGTGGTGGAGTGGACCTGATTGCTCCGTACCGTCTAGTACGCGAAGAGATACAGATACAATCTGTATCCACGAACGCACGGGTATTTGCGGAAGGGCTAATAACCCCTGGCGTAGAAACGTGCGCTGGGTTTGCAGAACTATTTGATCGTGCAGTATTCGTGTACCTAGATACCCCTGCAGAGCAATGCGTAGCCAATATGCTCAAACGCAAAGCCAGGATTGACCGCACGGGGCCATACGACCCCAAGAACCTATACAAGAAAATCGTGTCAGCTAGTAACTGGGCTGACAGACTTGAACGAGCGGGTCTTGAAGTTCAACGCTTACAATACCATCAGGCGTACAACATGACGCTGGAGCTACTGGGTCTCCCTGAACCCAGCGTAGATGATCTTCTCTGAAAGGCAACACAACATGAACGACACCCGGTATGGCGCTATCCTACGCGTCAACAATGTGAACGAAGCCCTGCCTATGGGCTTGACCCTGCTGCAAGAGCGTGGCGTACTCTCCGAGTCCCGTGGTTTGCATACCATGCGGGTTCCAGGCCCCGTGAGTACGGTGTACTCGCAGCCTCGTCAGCGCGTGCTGTTCGATACCATCCGTGACGCTAACCCGTTCTTCCACTTGATCGAGTCCTTGTGGGTTCTGTCCGGCAGCCACCGGGTCGAGCTGCCACGCTACTTCCTCAGCACCATTGACCAGTTCAGCGACGATGGTGTGGTATTCCATGGCGCGTATGGGCACCGTCTGCGCAGCACTTTCGGTTTCGACCAGATTGAGCGTGCCTGTGAAATGCTCAAGCGCAAGCCAGACACACGGCAAGTCGTGCTGAGCATCTGGAACCCAATCACGGACTTGGGCAAGTCAACCAAGGACATGCCCTGCAACGATATGGTCATGTTGGACATCGTAGACGGTACGCTGAACATGACGGTATGCAACCGGAGCAACGATGTCGTTTGGGGTGCGTATGGTGCCAACGCAGTGCAGTTCAGCATCTTGCAAGAGTTCATCGCGATCATGGTGGGTGCGCAGGTAGGCTACTACGTTCAGCAGTCCAACAACTACCACGTCTACACGGACAACCCGTTCTGGCTGAAGTTCCGTGAGGGCGAATACGAACACGGGCACGTTCACAACCCGTATTCCATGGACTCGGTACACCCCTACCCACTAGCTACTGACGCAGAAGACGCGCTCATGCTGTACTACGACTGTGTTCACATGGCTACGCAAGTTGAGCAGGGCGAAGACCTTCGTACGGTAGAGTACGTGTCTGAGTTCGGACGTAACGTGGTTGAACCTGTTGTGCGTGCATACGACATGTATAAGGCGAAGCTCTACAACAGCTCTATGGCAGTCATCCAAGAGTTGCCTGCTGAGGACTGGCGACTCGCGATGTTCGAGTGGGTGCAACGACGCGCGGAACGTGCTGCTGGCAAGAAAGTGGTGCTGGCATGAAGGCCCTCGTAGAAGCTACCCTGTACCGTGATGCAGGCGCTGTGAAGCGCTACCACGTGAAGCGCACACACCGTACTCAGACCATTGCAGAGCACACGTTCGGCATGCTGATGCTCATCAAGCAGGTCGATCCGGCGTGTACCAAGAACCTGTACAACGCTGTTCTCCACCACGACCTGCCCGAGCTGTTCACGGGTGACATACCTGCCCCCATCAAGCGAGTACACCCAGAGCTGGGGCCACTGATGGACAGCATCGAGGAAGACCTGAACCCGCTATACCAAGACTTCCAGATCACTATGCCTGAGGCCGTCTTGCTGAAGTGGGCTGACCGCATGGAGCTGGTACTCTGGTGCCTGGAAGAAGTCCGTCTGGGTAACTCGTATTGCCGACCTACGGTAGCCCGTGGGCTCGGTTGGATACTGGCTGCAAAGATGCCTGATAACGCACAGGAGTTGACCGACGAGGTCGTTGCCGACGCCTGGACCTTTGGAATCGCACCAGCGACAGGTGCAGAATTGGAGATGAACGCATGAGCACCGCTAACGATACCCAAGTGGGGGGCACCCACTACAAGAACCCGTTCCAGCACTGGGACCTCTGCCACGAGCTGGACCTTGGCTACTTCGAAGGCCAGATCAGCAAGTACATCACACGGCACCGATTCAAGAAGGGCAAGGAAGACGCTGAGAAGGCGCTGCACTTCTGCCAGAAGTTGATTGAGCTGGCTACTACTGGTGGACGCCTGCCGCACCACACGACGGTTAGCTTCGCCCGTATGACCAAGTACGCTGAAGCGAACCGCCTGTTGCCTATCGAGTATGCTTGCATCAACTCGGTATGTACTTGGCAGTCCATCGCTGACCTTACCATGTTGCAGGCACGCATAGAACGCCTGATCTCCGAGACGTACCCGCAAGACGGTGCAGAACCGGGTGCTGGCTATGTGAACCAAGGTTGAATAGCCCTACGTATTGATAGGGTTTAACGAAAGCTCTTGGCGAAGTTCTTGAATGTACGAAAATACGTTCACTGAGAGGCATTCAGCAGCTCAGCAACCCTGAAAGGAACTTCGCCATGACAACCAAACAAGCAGCCCCCGCAGTCTCACCAGCAGCCACTTCCCGCAAGCTGGTACCCACCGTCACCAGCAAGACGGGAGCCAAGACCGTAGCGGCACAAGACGGCCGCAAGCGTCCCATCGTTGCTATCAACGAAGAAGGCAAGCTGGTGGTCTGCTGCCGTCGTACTGCCAAGAAGAACGGCTGGGACATCCAAGAAGTGCTCTACGAACGTGCCAAGACGGTGAAGGCTGAACCTCCTGCCGTTGTGCCAGCACCCAAGACTGAACGTCGTACTGCTAGTGCCGCCAAGGGTGCCGCCAAGGGTGCCGCCAAGGGTGCCGCCAAGGGTGCCAAGAAAGTTGTTGATACAGCCGTTGACGACATCCTGGGCAAGTAACGAAACCTCTTGCGAACCTCTTCGGGGGTTCGTGACAATGCTTCTATCAACAACCCGGAGCACCACATGACCGATACTCGCCACCTAGATACCGCCATCACCATCCTCAAGGGCACAGCAGGTTCCAAGCGTACCAAGCGTGCAGCGCAAGTAGAAATCGTCGTGGAAACCTATGGTAAGGCGTACACCATCCAGATGAACGGCAAGATGCTGGAAGAAGGCGTGGGTACCGCTGAATACGCCATGAAGCGTGCCAACGAGCGTGCTAGCCGTATTCGTGCCCTGGGCAAGACGGTGCTGGTTATAGCTTACTAGCAAGCGAAGGGCAAAAACATCGTAAGGTCAGTTTTTAGCCCTTGCCCTAGCTTACCCCCTAGGCAAAAAATCAGGCCCCAATAGGGGCCTTTGATTTAGATACCATTGGTATCTCAGTGGCTTGGGGTACTCTGTGCCAGCAGCTCCGTCTTCCGGCCGGAGTCCCGTGTGGTGCCAAACCAGAAAGCCATGACCACGCCCCAAGCAGTACTCAGGGAGCCCAGCATCAGCAGCAGCGCCTGAGAATCACTGACGTTTAGCACCCCCACCATCATGCCAATCAGGATGCTGAAGTAGCCCACCGTCACGCCAATGGACAGTATCGCCGGCACGGGGCTAGGCTTGGCTATCTGCATGTTGCGTGCCGAGGCACGGTCGCCAGCGGCGATAGCCTCCATGTCAGCCACGTTCTTGAAGCCTAGGGCCTGCATCTGTAGGGCGAACTCCTGGTCAGCCTTCTTGAGCGCCAGCATCTGATCAGGCGTGACGCCTGCTAGAGCCTGTTTCACCGAGTCAACCGTCTTGTCGGACAGGCCCAGAGCGTTGGCAGCAGCTTCTACTGCCATACCACCCAACGGGCCACCAAGAGCAGTACCAATCCACGGTGCGACCGTGCTTACAAGTTTCGTCCAGTCCATCAGAGACCTTTTACACGGTTGAGCTGCCATCCGTATTCGAATGACTCCTGGGTTGCGTTGGCTTCTGCCAGCTCGATGTAGCGCACCGACTGCTGAGCGTTGAGCATGCGCACCAGTACCGTCTCGCCGTCCTTGCCACGGGCTGTCAAGAACGCCTTGAGTGCTGCGATGGTCATGTTGCCTACACTACCATCTACGGTGGTATTGGGGTACAGCTTGTCGCCTTGGTTCAGCACGTTCAGCGCACGCTGCAGGAACTTACCAGCAACTGAAGGCCCCATGTTGACCCCTGTGTCGAGGAGCTCCTCAGCCACCAGCTCACTGAATGCAGCTACGTCGCTGAACCGTGGCGCGTGCCAGTACCGTTGCGCGTAGATATCGCGTGCGACCTGCTGAGTCATGGCGTTCATTGGCCCCATGTACCCGAAGGCACGAGCCACCGCAACGGTGATGCCCCAAGTTGTTTCGCCTCCTTTATCGTTGGGGTTATTGGTGTAACCACCTTCCCTATTGATAAGTTCTGATATTGTGTCGGTGATGTTCATTTGTCAACCTTTCCATCGAGTTTATCTTCGATACGATCTAGCTTGGTGAATATAGCCTGCGAGAGTTTATCAAACGACTCGGTACGCACGTACCCACCAGCCACGAGCACTTTCAGATCGGATACTTCTGATGAAAGCTTTTGGTCGGCATTCTGTAAGTCTTTGAGTGCTTCCCACATAGCCTTCATCCACCACCCACAGAGCGCACCAGCCACGGAGAACACTATATTGAATAGCTGTTGGTTGGGTTCCATTGTCAGTTCCACTTTTTGCTGGTTAACCCATGCCACAGAACTTGTGCTTCCGCGATCAAGCATATGCTCCATACGACGACTGTTCTGTAAATGTTTTTCATAGCGCCGGGTCCTGTGCAATGTAGTGGCCAGTCATGAACCCTCCAGCCGTTCCGCCAGTGGTACTGATCGAGATATTTTTCATCCCGCTAGTGTTCAGCGATGCCGCTACTGCTGCCCCACCGTTGTTCCACGTACCTAGCGCTCCAGTAGCTGGGTTATACAGCGATACCGCAGGGGCAGTTCTCATCTTGGTAGGGAGTTGGATATCCTTGATGTTGTTCGCTGCGCCTTGCGTGAAAGCTAACGCTCCGGAAGAAGACGCAGTGCCAGGAGGTACGCCCTCATCGTAAGACGAGACTAGATACCGTTGGCAGTCGGCCATAACAGCAGCACGGGATCGATACTCATACGGTGTTGCTACCACACCTGCTTCGATCTGCACGTTGGTTATGGAGATATCGAATACCTGATTGAGAGGCATCGTAAATATGACGTTCAGCGTGTCATCCGCGTTGGTGCCAAGTACCTTACCAGCCACAGGCGCTAAAGTTGCGGATATCGTGTACTTGGTCCAGGTAGCGCTCAAGGTTACAGCAGCGCTTGTGGTGAATACTGGACTACTAGGGGAACCACCAGAACCGAAATACTGCTCGGTTTTCACAGCCGTAAGAGACGGGGTACCACCACTATTTGATACAGCCCAGAACGAGATAGTCACTGGCTTACCCGCCAATACACCAACCCCTTCGATCTGAGTGGATATGTCCTGAAAGGTGTTGCCCACACCAGCAACGGTCTGAGCCATGCGCAGGCAGTACGTGGGGTAAAAATCTTCAGTCCAGGCACTGGTCGGAACTTGAACTCGTGAGATAGTAGCTGTACCGACGGTGCCGTTGAAGTCGTAGTTCCATCGATCAGCGTTCTTTTGCAAGTGCGCACCAAGGGTGAACGAAGTGCCGAGCTGCCATACTTGGAAGGCCCCGTTTACGATAGGATTACGACTACCACCTACTTGTCCACCGTTGAAGCTTTCAGCGGAAGCCACACCGGGTACGAAACCTACGCTCTTCGAAGCATTCGGGGTTCCGCAGAGTTGCAGCTCAAGTTCGTTAGGACGGTTCTCAAAGGTTGTGGCGACAGTCCCCACTTCGAGCTGAACTCCAGTCAAGTACCAAGTGGCTCCCGTAGTAGCACACACAGATACGGAGCCTGTAGCTTTCGTAAAGAGTGCTCCAGCCCATGTGTTCAGGCTAGCGGTGGTAAGAGTAGAACCGCTCCCCAAATCCCACGCGAGCACGATACCTGATTCTGCAGTACCCCGTTCCCACGTACCTGTGATATCGCCAGGAAGGGTTATGGATTTCTTCTCCCACGTATTCGACGCATTCACGTTGTACGTGGATACATAGCTGCGATTAGCTAACTTGTTGTAGAACGATACCGAATACGTGCCTGTGACTGAGGCGTTCACCCAGAAGGACAGCGTAGTAGTGGCCGCATTTGCAGTACCGAACAGCAAGAAATCCATGTTCTTGGCTTCGATAGCGTGCATCAGTCTAGCTTGGTCACCTGCTGCTGGTGCTGCACCTGCGATTACGTTTACCCCAAGAGCGTTATACCCCACAGCAGGGCTTCCGGCGGTAGCAACACGAGAGGCAGACATTGATACGCCTGCTGGCACTAACCAACGGAATCGGTCCAAGATATACGTGTTAGATGCTGTAACCGCAGCCCCGTTATTCCATTGGTCGTTTCGCATACCTCCGTTGACCACGAGGTTTCGCAGCCCTGTTTCGTCAGAGTACGCATACCGCTTTGCACCAGTGGCTCCAGCACCAGTACGGGAAACCAGAAGCCCCCCTGTGAGTACTCCAGCACCTGAAAGAGTAGCCCCTTCCAGCAGCCATACTCGCCCCACACAACTGAACGAGGAGTCCAGGTTATACGTTCCAGCGGGAACAAATATCGGAGCACCCGCTGGAGCAGCGTTATGGGCTTTCTGGAATGCCGCTGATTCTAAAGCAACGCCATCACCAACGGCCCCATAGTCAATGACGCTGATAGAATCACGTAACTTCGACTGGACCGTGCGGGCTACAGCACCAGCACCAGACGCGATAAACCCGATAGCGTTTGAGCCAGAGGGATCACTCAGAACTGGTGTACTGACGATACCGTCTACTGTCCAGATAGTTGCATCGGAAGCGTCTTTGAGGATTACTTTATACGTGCCTGCCCAGAAGATAGTGGCTTCACCTCGAGCGTCCAAGATGATCGGGTTCGTGTTGGGCACAGTACCAGCAGCGTCTTGGTAAGTGTTCTGAGGGGTATTGGTACCCCCGACATACGTGTACACCTTACCCCCGACCAACGGAGACCCCGCACCGTTTGTGAAACTCTGTTTGCCCTCGGGCAGTAATGTAGCCATATCTGAACTCCTGTTAAAAATATTCCGATGAGTATGTTACTAGCCATCTTCCTGAAACCGTTTATTGCCGTTGCAATTCTCGTACCAATACGTGTATTGGTCGAGATATTGCGTAGGCGCATGCCTGAAGGCAAACTCAAACGACTGATGTTCTTACCGTTGTCCAGCGAGCGCAGCAGCCGGGATTGAGGCTTTCATGGCCTGTTCCAGATACGGGATAGCATCACGCACTGACTGGGGCAACGTCTGTGGTGCGGTTCTCGCAGCCTGTAGAGCAGTACGAGCTTTCGTCGGGTCGAGCAACAAATCTGCCAGCACTGCCTGAATCTTGGGTTCCGCCACCCCGTTGTACGCGAACTGTACGGGACGCATAGCAGTACTCAGCAACGTAGATTCAGCCCATGATTCGGGCAACCCTGTAGGTCCAAGGATTTGACGCAGCACATTCTGCGATGCCAGACGTTGTGCCGTTGCGCTGCCTGGACCATTCGCAGCACGAGCCACCGCAGCACCCTTATCCAACTCCTGGCCGACTGCCATCACCTTGGAGTACTGGTCTGGGTCGAGCACCTGCGAGAGCTTGCCTAAGTCACGGCCTGTAGCCCCCTTCACCGTTGCTTCTTCGTTCTTCAGCAGATTGACGAACTTGTCAGGCATCAGGCGCGGTGTGCCACCCAGATCACTTGTGGCGCTGGTACCCTTGCGGAACAGTGATTCAGCCACATCCATCTGGTTCAGAGGCTTGCTCATCGCCGCATACGTTCCTCGAGCTTCAGCGTAGTCGGGAGCCATACGCTCGATGAAGGTAACGAGGCGGTCACGTGCCGCCTTGATAGACATGGCCTTATTGACCGCAACGGCAGAACCACCCTTGCTTGCAGCCTCGATAGCGTCATCCATAGCCAGCTTCATCAGGTGCAGACCTTCCACGCTACCATCAGGCTTGTTGAGGTTCAGCCCTTGGTTTTTGGCGATGGTCTGTGCTTCCTTCATGGCGTCACGGATAGCAGGCGTCTGCATGAGCTTGGTGACTTCACCCTTCTCAGCCGCTGACATGGTGGTCATGTCCATAGGGGTAGCGAACGCCTTGCCATACTGTTCCTGTGCAGTGCCGCTACGCATAGCAGCAGCGAAGTCACGGGCACCATCAGCACCAGACAATTCGCGCAGAGTACCCACCCGGGCAGCGTTGTTCTCGACCTCACGAGCAACGAACTTGTTGGCGATCTCTGGGTCCAGGCTGCGTACCGAGTCCTGCAACCGGGCAGCACCAGCAGCACC